TTGCTAAATCCATCTTACTCCTTTAATTAAATTGGTAACTGTTCTTGTGGATTTACTCCACCCATAGGTATATCCATACCTGCTTGTGCTGCTTGTTGTGCCATTGCTGCCATCTGCTCTTTAGTTTCTTCAACCTCAAAGCTATCTTTGTATAACTCTTTATCTATGCCCATATTCTTAGCTATGTTGCTTGGTACTTTATCAAGATTAACACTTGATGCTATTACTTGCTCACCTAATGGCATAATATAAGATAGGAATTGCATTGTGTTCTTAACTTTCTCTGACCCTTGCATCTTAGCAAATGGTGATGTAAACTTGATTGCTACTTGCCTACCATCAACTTTAATTGGAGGTAATACACCCTCTTTGTTTAGAATATCTACTACTCTACGCATTAGTTTCTCTAAGAATTCTGTTTGTAACCTACCAAATGCAGCAGCAGTTGATTGAAATAAATCTGCTTCTCTTGCAGCTATCTCTGTTGCACTTCTAACTGGTGTTTGATCTATTGCTCCAAATGGATTGGCTAAAAAGGCTTCATTTACTAAACCCTCTAACTTATCTATTCTATGTTCTTCGTATTGATAGTTACCACCAACTTCTAATGGTCTAACACTTGGATTTGCAGTTTCATTGCTCTCTACCATATTCATTGCACCAGGTTGTGCTGAAAAAGTATAAGGATTAAATCCTCCATCTACTCCCGTAAAGATTGGTAAACTTCTAAGTGAGTCACTTCTTAATTGATTTTCTGCCATCTTGTTTAAAGACTTCAAGTCCTCAATAACTCTTAATCCTCTACCAAAACCAAATGTATTTCCTGGTCTTACACTCTCTCTGAATATAATAAAAGGTGATGTATCCATTTGTTCTTCGTATAGAATAACTGCTAACCCTTGCTCAATAACGTACATTGTATAATCAGATGTTTTCTCATTAAAGACTACACCCTCATAAACTGTTACCTCTGCATCTTCTGCACCCTCTGTCTTTTGTAGTAATTCAGGTGGTACTTTAGCATTTGGCCAAATGTGTGTTATCTCATTAATCTTAGGTTTGAACTCTCTCCATACTGTATCAAGACTACCTCTGCTTGATGGCTCGGGTACTAACTCTGCAATAGGTATGGATCTACAATTAATTAGTGATGGCTCATTCTGTCTTGTGTTTCTCTCAACAATAATTGCACCCGTACTTATTCCTAAATCTAAAAATGCTTCATGCTCTGCTGTATAGAAATTAGAGTGGTGTATGTGACTAAATGTAATATCAGATACTTTGTCTAAGTTCTCTTGCAATGCTCCTGCTTCTTCTTCGGGTATATCAACACCTGGTTGAAGCTTTAGCCATTCTTCCCATGCAGGAGTAAGTAAATTCTGTAACTTAGTAGCATACTTCTCAATAGCTACTGATGCGACTGAACTAAACTTGTGACCTTTCTCCGTCTGCCCACCTTTGTTATTTACTGTATCTCTAATAGGCAAGATATAACGATATGCTTCTTTCAACTCACTTTCTTGTATCATCTTCTTCTCTTTAGCTTTAGTGATACGTTTTAGTAGTCGTTTAGCTTCTGTTTCCATTTAGCACCTCTAATATCTTTTTCTCTAAAGACTTCTCTCCAATGTTACTTGGATACTTAATATTTAGATTATCTGCATCAATTTTTAATTGTTCTAGCTTTGTAAGTTTTGGTGCTTTGCTACAATCACATTCAAACTCTTTAAACTCATAATCTTTACCTGGTTGGAATTGTTTTACCCAACCACACTTATTGCACTTTCCCGTTGTAAAATTATCAAACTTCATTTATGCTCCTAAATTGTCTTTTAAACCAGTTTCTTCGCCACTAATTAATGATGCTCTACCTCTACGACCTCTTGCCATTGCATCTTTACGTGAGTCCTCTTTAGCTTGTAAGTCTGCTAACTCTTTCTTTTGTGCTTCTTCTGCTGCAATTTGTGCCTTTGATGGACCTTTACTACCTTTACCTTTAAAAGCAAATGCAAACTCCATTGGGTGCATATCTTCAAACTCATTAAATAACTTCATCTATTCTCCTTGTGGTTGTTTTTCAAACTTGCTGAATATCTTTGTACCTAACTTAGCAGATATGTGACTACTTTCAGTTACATCACTTGCATTAGTAGATAGTAAGTATCCCATCTTGTTAGCATAATTCATATTAGTATGATACATCAAATAAGCACTTCTGCCTTTTCGATACTTCTTCTTAACATAAACACACTCGCCTTGATAATAATCTTCGGTAATTCCACCCATGCTATCAACGTAACACATAGAAAAACCCGTTACTATTCCCTCATCTTCGGTTATAATTATATCATAATTGTAGTCTATCCAATCCAATACTTGTTTATAGAAGAATTGCTTAGATTTGAACTCTCTATGTGGGTAAACTTGGTGGCACATATCATAATACATATCTACTACTTCGTTAAAGTCTGACTCTTGATACTCTCTAACTATTACCATGCTGACCCCGTTTGTACTTGAATTGCTGCTCCACCAAATAGATTTCCTCTTGGTCGTATATCTCTAAAGAAATGTAATGCAACACTATCTGACTTATCAGGTGAACGTCCAATTAATTCTTTTAAATCATCTTTAGCTACTAACTGTATCTTCCCACTCATCTTATTATAGAAGTATGTGATAGCTAATAATTCCTCTTTTAATTCTGCATCATCAGGTAATTTACCACCTCTTGCAACAAATGCTTTTAGATTAAAGTACATTTCACTACGTTTATTCTGATATACTTTCTCATCACCTGCTTTCATTGCAACATTGGCTTCAATCAATCCTTTAACACCCATATGCTTTAGTTTATCAAATACACCTGCACCAACACCAATAGTATCAATAGCAACACCATCAAATGGTCGTGTTCTGAATTCATTATCAACTTTAGTAGCCAATTCCTCTGTACTATAACCTTTAAACGTCTGTATATCATAAACTTTCTGCCCTTTTCTCTTTGTAATTACTGAACTATCTTTACCATATCGTGCAACATCAACTGCCATTGATTCTACACCAGTATCATCTACACCATCAAAGTTACCGTCCATTGCATTTTCTATCTCACTATAAGCAAATAATGCTCTATCATCACCCTCTCTTGGTTGTCCTTGATAGATATGTAAGTATTCTTCGTAGTCTGTTTTCTTTTCTTCTTCTATAACTGCCATAATAGTTTCTGATATAAAAGGATTTTCATCATAATTAATCTTACGTACTAAACTATTCTCTCTTGGTTTCTCTACAAAGTTTTGGAATACAAAGTCATTTCTATGTTGTGGATTAAATAGTATGATAATCTCACTATGTTCTTTTCTTATTGTTGGATTGATTACGTCCCATTGGTCTTTAGTAAGTGCGTGTGCTTCTTCTATGTAACAAATATCTATACCCTCACTACTTTTTATCTCATCTACATTACGTGATATACCCATAAACTTAAATACACTTCCCGTATGATGATGTCTAATCTCTGATAAAGTGAATTGAAATTCTTTTTGTAGTCCTGCTTGATAGATTAAATCCTTAATAAGTGTATAGATGGATTGCTTGATACTGTTTTGTAATTGTCTTAGGCATAATATGTTTAGCTTTACTTCTCTACTCGCCATCATTACATGAGTAGCTGCTGAATAACTCTTACCTGAAGCACGACCCCCGTATAGGCACTTAATCCTTGATGGTGTAGTCCAAAATTCTTTTAACCCCTCAATACATACAAGTTTACCCATTAACTCTCAACTTTCTTATATAAGTCACTCATACCAACACCAGTATGCGTATGCTCATTCTCTGTTTTAGTTGGTGCATAGTATCCTTGCATCTTATTCAAAGTATCAATAGCTTTGTTAATTCCTGATGTATCTATCTTCTCTTGTAGCTTACTATTCTCTACTACCCATAACAATTCTTTGTATATCCATTCCTTAGTTATATCGAACTTCTTCTCTATCTTAGCAGCGTGTTGTCCTATTCTTGCCTTAACGTGTGGTAGGTTAAATAGGTCGTGTGCTTTTCTATTAATAGTAACGTCTTTCATCTTCTCTGTGTTATAACCTTTTCTATAAGCATCACTTTTATTACCACCATTAATTAGATACTCTTGGACTGCTGCTTCCATCTTAACTGTTAGTGGTCGCATTTTGCACCTCATTAATTTCTCTTGCGTGATCTATTAATACTGTTACCATACCTTTTAGCACTACAAAGTCATGCTCTTTTGCTTTTGCTTCTATCATTTCTATTATCTCACTATCTTTTAAGTGTAGATTGTTTTGTACTATTTCTATTATCTCATCTGATGCTTTGCTCATTCTTCTTGCTCCTCGATATACATAATACCATTCTTTCTAAGCTTCTCTTTTAGATAACTAATTTCTTCTTGTACTGCATTAACATTACGTTTTAAACTTTTGATTGTTGCTTTATCTTCTAATCTTTCTTTCTTAACGTTATTCCAAAATGCTTCATCAAGTAATGTTTCGCACTCTATCTTAATATCGTTGTTATCTAATTGTGTTATCTTCATTACTTCCCCTTGAAATAATATACTGATACTTGTGGACTTACACCACCTTCTAATTTAGTAATATTTGCTCTGATAACTGGTACTGGTTTAGATGTAACGTGGAATAATGCTGTTCCTGCATCTAATTCTTCTCCTGATAAAACGTGTCTTGCTATACAAGTGAAGTCTGTACCAGTTATTGTTGCTTCAATATCTACTATTAATGCTGATGGACTTCCATTCATTACTATTTGAAATGAGTGTATATGATTTCCTTCATCACTTCCAATTACTATTGTAGTGTTTTCACTTACACCAGTTGTTTCTGCATCTTCTATTAGTGTTATCATATTTTTACCCACCCGTTTATCCAAATTGATACTTCATGTTGTCCTGATGCAGTTGGTTTAGCAGATGCTTTTACTTTAGCACCTCCTGGTACTTCAAGTGCAGGATTAAATGGTATCCAAACTGGTGCATCTTCAACTGTTAAGGGTACTTGGTATAAATAAACATCATCAAATACATCACCACTATCATTTGATGTACTTCTTAGTGCTACTTCCATACCTTTTGAACTACTTGATACTAACATTCCAGTAAGATAAAATGTAGAATTTGGTAATAAATGCCTTAAACTTGATTGTGATTTGTTTCCACCTGCTACTATAATTGCATATTCTGTATTCTCATCTGTGCTTAGTATTTGAATATCATCTATTGGTGTATTGTTTGATCCAGTTTGTATTGCGTAGAAGTCTATAACATCAGTCATATCTGTAACATCTGTTATTACTAAGTTGTTACCATTCATATCTACATCTTTAAAGGTTAATTGGTTTGAAGTGTTTAGATACTCTACTCTAACTTTTTCTGCACCCGTACCACCTAAAGTATCATTGTTATTATTACCTCTAATGGCTAATGTTTCACCTAATGGACTTGGCTCGGGTATAACATCTGCTGCACCTTCCCATACATCTACCCATTCATTTGTCTTTGATACTTTTGTATTTCTACCCTCTATTCGCAGTTTTCTTGAAATATCACTTGGTACTCCACCATTTGCAATTATCTGTGGGTTTCCATCATATACTGTTGAACAAGCCATTAAACTCTCCTAAAATTCTTTTTATTCGGTAGCATAAATGGATAAAAACCACCTGGAATACGTCTAACTGTAAATTTTTCTTTACCATCTGTAACAATATCATTTACATATACAGAAATATCATTTAATTTAACACCCGTATCTTCTAATAGTGTTACATTTTTTAATTTCTCTGTGTATATAAACTTAGGATTGCTACTTGGTTGCACCAATTGGACCTTATTATTAATAAAGTCTATTGATGCTACCTCTGTAACGTGATCAAGTCTATTGTTTAATGCTTTGATGTTATCTTCTGTGCATTATGTTACGTTCTTCTGCTGCTTCTTTTGGTGCATCATCAGGTAACTTATCATAAATAGCTTTTGCTAAACCATCTTGGGGTACACCATCTATCAATTTAATTGTAACATTGACTTTGATTTCCTCAACTATCTTTCTCTCTACTACTTCAATCATTGCTCTTCCTTATTGTAAGATATGCAATTATATCATATTAATTACGTGAATACGCTACTACTGACTCATTTTCATTTGGCATATCTTCATCTGATACAATTTCATCACCAACTGGTGCAACTAAGTCATAGATAGCTTGATCTTTTTCATCAATACATTTACCATCTTCAAATTCAAATCCTAAAGTTACTGTTACTTCTCTGTACTCTTTCTTTTCTTCAATACTTTCTGTTACTCTCATACTTTTTCCCTTTTATTTTTTTTATCTTGTTCTGAAAAGTCTAAATGAAAATCATCATCTACTGTATCTATAAATATCTTACCAAATGCAATCCATGTTATGATTGTTACTGTAATAAGTATATAAAGAAACATAGTATAATAATCCATATCATTCATTTCACACCTTTATAAAGTTTAACTAACTCGTGATTTTTAATGTGCTTGTCGCTCTCGATAACATCTTTAACACTAACACCTGCATATTGCAGAAGCTTATAACACATTGGCTCAAAGTTTGCAGCAATACACCATTGCTTTAATTCTTTATTCTCTTTAATCTTAGGCTCAATAATCAATCCATCTTGAATATTTAAGTAAATAACATAACCTTTTTTAAGTGCTATGCCTAACTTTTCAGTCTTGTGATAATTGAATAATGCTCTGCTCATACCGATTAAATCTGCTATGTTTGCATAACTAAATTTTGCCATTTGCTTCCTTTTGTATAAAGTATTATAGCATAATTGTATAAACTTTTATACTATAATACGATTAAATTTATTATTTTAAAATGGGATAGAGTCTTCATCAACATCAACTATTGGTGGTTGATTATTTTGTGGTGCTTGTTGCTCGTAGTGTACTGGTGCATTTTGACCTCTGTTGTCTTGGTTGTCTGACTTTCTATCAATAAAAGAAAATGATTTTAAACCAATTACAGTCTTTTCTCTTTTTGTTCCGTCTTGTGCTTCCCATCTTTCTTGGTTAAGTTCTCCACTAACACCAATTCTTGACCCTTTGTGAAAAAAATTATTAACCGTTTCTGCTTGTTTACCAAATACAGATACATTGAAAAATGATACTTTCTCTACCTTTACACCCTCTTTATTCTTATAATCTTGATTAACTGCAATTCCAAAACTTCCTAAGCATTGTCCACTTGGTAGATATTTCAACTCAATATCTCTTGTTATTGTTCCAATTATATTTACGTTATTCATTTCTTCATTCCTTTTAATTTGTATATCTGTCTTTCGACTACTCTACCCTCTAATGATTTTGCTACTATTAGCTTGATAATTTTCATTCTCATTTAGTCCTCTCTGTATTTATTAAATTCATCTATTGTTAATTCCTTTATCCAATTTATAGAACAAAGAGAATACCCATCTTTTCGTAAATAGTCGTATATCGCTGTTCTATTTATAAAAATTTCACACTCTAAAGTTATATCTCCTACAACTGTTTCATTTCTTCTTGTTGCTGTGTAGCTGATGATAAAATATTTCATTTCAAACACTCCACTTCATAATGAAGCTCTTTTGTTATCTCTGCTGTATTAGTTTTTACTGCATACGTTGTACCATTTAGTGATACACATTCTAACTTTCTATGCTCCTTTGGTGGATTACTGCACCCATTCATAAGTATTGCTATGCCTATAAAAGACACTACATTAATTGCTAATGCAAAATATACTAATTTGCTCATTTTCTCTCTCCTATTAGTCTTTCCCAATCTTCTCTAACTAAATCTAACTCCACATCATTATCTGCACATACTTTTAAAACCCATTCGATATGCTCCAATAATGCCTTGACTTCTATTTCAGTTGTAGATAATTGACCTTTTTCTGTTGTTTCATAACTTGTATTTAGTAACTTGAATAACTGTTTTACATCGTCCACATCATGATAATCTGTACCTCTAACAATACAGAAATAATCATTTGTTCTTGTGTCTTTTAACTCATAGAAGATAAAAGCATTTGTCTTTCTAAAGGCATCTGCTAATATCCTGCTGTGATAAAACTTGTTAAACTGGGTACTAAGTTGCATTGCTATCCAATATACTTATTTCTTAATTTTTCTTCTAATTCAAGCATATCTTTAGAAAATTCAGTTATCCCATCTTCCATCTTCTTAATATACTCTTCATCTCTTTCAACTCTAATTATTAGAGGTGGCAAATCAGGGTGATAACTCATAAAATCCCACCACTTACGACATGTTATCCACATTGACCCTTGTACTTGTGGTTTATATATTAATGGTAACTCTCCACTTGCTAAATAAGAAATATGAGTTGTTTCTTTAGGACACTTTATTTCAAGTCCTCCA